CACACGGGGGCGCTCCGCCGTCCTGCTGGCCGGGGCGCGGGTGATCCTGTACTGCTCCGGCGACGGCACGGCGGACGCTAAGACGCCGGAGGGGCTGCGGGACGAGCTGGTGACCATCGGCTGCCGGTACGACCAGGCGGCCAACCTGCGGGCCCTGGGCCTCGACGCGGGCAGCTCCTCTAACTGCGACTTTGGGGACGGCCAGCGTATCAGCAACGGTAAGCGGGTCAAGGGCTATCTGTGTATCTGGACGACGGAGGACGGCCAGAAGCCGCCAGAACAGGAGGACAAGCCTATGAGCAAGTACACCGTGACGCCCAGCATCGGCGTCAACATCCGCAGCGGCCCCGGCACCAGTTACGGCAAGGTGGGGGCGTACCCCATGGGCACGGTGGTGGACGTGCTGGAGGTCCGGGACGGCTGGGGCAGGACGACCAAGGGCTGGGTGTCCCTGGCCTATCTGGAGGCCGTGGAGGGCCCTCAGCGGGTCATAGACAACGGCATTGCCATCCAGGAGCATATCATCTCCGACGGGCGCAAAAACCGGCCGGGCAGGGACACCAACCCGGACACCTACATCACCATCCACGAGACCGGCAACGCGGCCAAGGGCGCCGACGCCGCGGCTCACGGGGCCTACCTGGACAGCGCCGCCGGGGAGGACGATCTGGTGAGCTGGCACTACACCGTGGACGACCACGCCATTGTCCAGCATCTGCCCGACTACGAGACGGCCTACCATGCCGGGGACGGCAAGGCCGGGCCGGGCAACACCACCAGCATCGGTATCGAGATCTGCGTCAACGCCGGAGGGAACTTTGAGGCGGCCAAAGCCAACGCGGCTGCCCTGGTGCGCCTGCTCATGGAGGAGCACGGCATCCCGCTGGACAATGTAGTCCAGCACAACCGCTGGAACGGCAAGGACTGTCCCAAGACCATCCGGGCCACCGCCGGGGCCTGGGAGGCGTTCCTGGCGCTCTGCCGGGGAGAGACGGCGAATGTGTCCAAGTTGGACACCGACGTGGACACGCTGGCTAATGTCGGCATTATCGACCAGCCCGACTACTGGAAAGCCGGGAACTACTCCAAGGATACTGTGGAGGCCCTGATCGGGAAAACGGCGGATTATGTAAGGGAGGACGATTGATATGGAGCATATCAACGGATTCAAGGCGGCGGTCGCCGCCGTGCTGGGCGGTCTGACGGCCCTGTGGGGCTGGTTTGGCTGGCTGGTGCTTGCCTGGCTGCTCTGTATGGCGCTCGACTACGGCACCGGCACCGCCGCCGCCCTCCGGGCCGGGGAGTGGTCGTCCAAGGTGGCAAGGGACGGCCTGTGGCACAAGCTGGGGGCCGTGGTGGCCGTCCTGGTGGCCGCTATCCTGGACGGAGTAATTGGTTTGATCCTCGCCAACATTCCGGCACTGGAGCTGCCCTTCCAGTATGAGGTATTTGTGAGTGTCCTAGTGCTGGTCTGGTATATCATGACCGAGCTGGGGAGCATTGTGGAGAACATCGGTGCCCTAGGTGCCCCCGTGCCCGCCTGGCTCCGCAAGGCCATCGCCGCGCTGGAGTCCACCGTGGACGGCGCCGGGGACAAGCTGGGAGACGGACAGGACGACGAAAAGTAAATCGCCAAACGATTGGAAATATGAATGCCCCCGGGGCCTGCGGGCCTCGGGGGCGCTGTGCTTATTTGCTGGTATGATCAAAATCATCGGGAAAGAGTTCTCCGTGTGTACTGCCCAGGCCGAACTCGTGGTGAATCCGAGCTTGGGCCTCCGGGGTGAGCTCGCGCCATACATGTTCCCGGCCGTCACAGACCAGGAGGAAATCGGCTTCCCAATAGTTTGTCATGGTGTGCTCCCTTCTGCCCTCGTGACGTCCGGGGCGGGTGTTTGTTTATTCGTCATCCTGCGGGTCTTGATCCTTGATTTGAGCTATTAGATCGGCCCGGATGCGTTTCCACATTTCCCGGCTACTACTGCCCTCGTCAAAGCTCAACATTACCGATGCAAGGGCGGTTCTGATGCGGCACATATCCGCACGGCTCATGGTTACGGTTCTCATTTCCTGATTTAACATCTCGTGTTTCCTCCTTGATTCCTCTGCCTTACGCTGTTATAATCAAGGTGGCCGGGGTAAGGCTCCCGGCTCACCTTTTCGGTGTGTGGGGCGGTGGCTTTGTGAGGGTCAGCCGCCCCACTTTTTACTCATTCATGATGCGCTTGACGCTTTCCCGGAGCTCTTCCAGCGTGTCGCACTTCTCAATGAGTTCGAGGATTGCCTTTAGCAATGCCTCTGTCACGTTCATTTCGTCCATTCACCTCACTCCTTTCTGTAAGAGATTTTGCATCCCTGCCTTACGAGCATAGTATAATACATGCATGCATGTATTTCAAGAGGTATTCCGCACAAACATGTATGCATGAATTTGTGCAGATTATACATGGATGCATGAACCGAAATGTGATATAGTAAAGCTGAGGTGATGTAAGTGGCTACGAAAGCGCATTTGGAAGGGAATAAACGGTACCTGGAAAAGCTGGATCACATCACGATCCGTGTGCAGGGAGGCACAAAGGAGAAAATAAAGGCCCGCGCCCAGCAGAAGGGCATGAGCCTGAACGCTTATATCGTGGATTTGATCGAGAAGGACATGAAAACAGAGGAGGACACCTAAACTTAGGTGTCCTCCTCCAAGTCTATTTCGCCAATTTCCGACTCAAACTTTGCGATATACTCTTTACAGGCCCATTCGATTTCCTTGATGCGGGATCTTCCATAATATTTTCCGATGTAGGACATCTTGCGGGCAATGTCCTCGCTTATAACCATCGTAAATTTGACATCCATACCATCACCTCACGGGTATTGTACCCATGAAGTGGGTTATTAGGGCTGAAACAGTATTGACTCAGTATTGATATAGTGATAAAATTTTTTAGAAAGCCGGACAGGAGCTACCGGCTCCTGCCCGGCAAGGAATTACTCTAACATGTCCAACACGGCGTCCTTCAGATGCAGCGGTGAGAGGCTGTACCTGTTGAACGCCATGACCATGCGAAAGACCAGTTCCGCATCGGTCGATACGTCCTGGAGAATCTGCACAGGGCCTTGGTGCAAAAGGCCATATACTACGATATCGTAGCTATAGTATGTGCCGATCTCCGGGGCGTATTTCTTTCGCCTGAACATGAAATAGGATATGGGCACGACGATCATCCTTTCTTTGTCTATTGGATGCGTCGTGCTTTGGGAGGCCCACGGCACCGTACTGGTGGGCCACAGATATCACACAAAATGCAACACAAATACTGCGCCGAATGAGCAAACAGTTGCACCACAGTTGATTTAAGAATCGATTATTGGGTTCGACTCCCCCCGCCTCCACCAGATGGGCATTACACGAACACCTACTTTTTCAAAGGCGGCTTTGCCGTAAGGGTGTGGCTGTGATGTCAACACAGAACCAGAGGGCCAAGGTACTGATATGTACCCCCTCTACTGGGTGTCCAGTAAAGGGGGTACATATCAGCGTGTCCACCGCTTTTTGACGGCCACAGTGCAACAGCTCGCACACCTCATTGATGGTGTAATACAGATAAATTTTTCCATAATCGTCGGCCCAACCGTTTTTGCGGGACAAATCCGTTCGACGCAGGATCATCGCATATAACAGTTTGGCTTCGCTTGACAAGGAGCAAAAACTTGGTGCCTCAAACAGAAAATTGGGCAGTCGTATAAAACTTTGGGCCGGTGGCTTCTGATGAATGTAAAAGGGTTTTGTAGCCATGACAGGTACCTCCATGCGGACAATTAGAACGCGATTTCTGAGCGATAAGGGGTATTGCTATTCACTTCCATGATTGCCAGGCTGGAAACCAAGCATATATCCGGCTTTTGGAAGCTCTATTTGTCCGTATTCGACCTCCGTTTCCTGTCACTTGCTGTTTTCTGACGGCGGTGTACCTTGCGGGCACAATCAGGACAATACTTGGCGCGGTTGGACTTTGCAAGGAACGGCGCACCACATTCTGCGCATCGCTTCAATCCTTTAGGACTGGTGATTTCAGCTTGTAAAGCCGGAGCACCCGGCAGAACCCAATCCCGGAACCAGGTGCAGCACAGAGAATAAGAGATGCTCTGTATACAGACACAAGGCTCGCC